TGATTTACCTCATCCGCATCTGCCAAAGTTCCATTTGTGAAATTAGTTGTTACTGCAAAATCTGTCATTCTAATTTATCCTTTTGAACAAATGATATTTCAACTGCGGTTGTTTTAGTTATTGAGGTAAATACTGCATGAGAATAAATTAAAGGAGTACCATCTGTATTAAAAATTCCTATTTCTGTAATTGCATTTCCGTTTCCTTCAACCGAATTAAGATAATACCTGATCGTTACTTGATTATTTGTTTCATCAATTGTGGGGTATCCTGTAACAAATACCTTAGTTGCTCCCCCATTGATATTTACCCCAGTTTCCACGTCGGTATCTGTAATTGCGGGGGTTGTTGTTCCAGTTCCTATTTTAAAAACAGTTGGGGCTGTATAATCTGGACTTGCTTTAAACATTCTATTTAACATAATTTTAAGGCCATTGTTAGCGACCACATTTCCAGTTGCCATATTATTTTATAATTTCCATTGTTTTTAAATATTGTTATTAGTGGTAATTACTCACTATTATTTTACTTATTTCTCCAGTAGAAGTATTATTCTCTGTTGCTCTCCATCGTAGATCTGTTCCAGTGTTTGAAAAAGTATGTGCTACTCCACTTGTTGCTGATTCCCAATTAGTCCCATCTGCAGTAATTTCATAATCAAAAGCCCCACTTACCTCTGTGCTTGTTAATGTTGCTACAGTTATTGTTCCATTAGCATAATCTATGCTTGAACTTAAGGCTATTTGTCCTGAGGTGAAAGTAACTGAACCAGTTGTGCTCCAACTTGCTGTCCCATCAGTATCTTCAAAATCTGCATCTATAAATTCTTCTGTATAAGTATTATCATATTGGATCATAAATTTTAAAGCTTCTGCACTTACTTGGCTTCCCAATCGTGAAATTCCCAAAAGTCCTGATTGAGCATTACCTAATATAAAACTTGATTGTGCCGTTGATCCCCATTTACTTGTTCCCCATATTCCAAAGGATACATTCCCCCAGATCATTGATTCTCCAGAAACATTTTGTTCTAAAGCCTTAAACCATCTAGGATATGGTTTTAATAAATTTTGATCCTCACTATTATTTATTCCCACTAACTCTACTAAAATATCTTGATTACGTACAAATTGTTCTTCTAACCTTTTAAGTCGTTCCTCTGTTGTTTGTTGCCAATCTGCCAATCGCCATTTCTTATCCCCTATTTCTAATTCTTCAAATGCACTTGGGAATTTATATTTTATTTTATTTACAATATAATCTCCAGATAAATAAACCCCATTATATTTTGGGGATTTCTCATCTACTACAGTTACCACATCTCCTCTATCTGGGATATTTGCTGCTTCAGATCTAACTTGAAGTATTGTTGAAATAAAAGGTACACTTCTTTTTGAAAGAATATTTGTTGCTCTTGATTCAGCGTCGGCAATACTTGAAATATCATTATATTCTAAAGTCTTTTGATATAATCCATAATCATCTATACTATCTTGGTTCTTCATATGAATGGGCATTTCTGCAGACCAAGTATAATTTACAATTGCATAATGATCTGTTGTGAAAGTTGTTGATGTTGCTGGCATAATTTTTTTATTTTCTTTGTCCACATAATAAAAATGCCCTGAACTTCCATCCTTTGAACCTCCAATCTTTTGTGTTGTAGGGGTTGCACTTGCATCCATAAGTAGTTCTACATTCTCAGGAGTTTTAGTTAATAAAATACTTTCATTCAAATAATCTGCAGTTGTTTCAATCTTTCCTGATTCTGTTATATCTGTTGGTACACTGGCCCCATCCACTCTTAAATCATTAATCATATTTGAGGTATCATGATCCCAGTCAGGCATGTTGATAATTTCAGTTCCAACTGTTAGAGTTATTCCTGAGTCCGTGTATCCATTTGGTTGAAAATAAACAATCCTAGCATTATCATCATAAAATAAATCCCAATCTAATGCTTTTTTTAATGCTTGAACTCTTTCCCAGATGTCTGTGTTAATACATTTAAACTGATCAACTCTTTTTCCATCCTCTGTTCCTGATGATTGTACTGTGGCTGTCATTCCTCCATAAGTTTCAACCATATCTTCAACAATCTCACTTATCTCTCCTGCACTTGCATCCACTGTAGAATCATAAACTTTGTTGATATTCTTTCGAACTAATTGGATCATCTCATTTTTACATAAAACTTTGATTGTTGCTCCTTCAGGAACTACCTTGTCCACAAATCCATAAAAATATCTTTTATCTGTGCTTGTGGTCCATCCACCATGAATCTCAACAACTTGCCCTGGGAGAATACTTAAAAGGTCATTTACTGAATTTGGAAGAATCATCTCTGCTCCTGAGATTTCTTCATCTGATTTCTCATATTCCCAGGAGATTAGTTTATTTGGGTCTGGGCTTCCGTCTGTATCTTTTATGGTTACTGAATTAATTATCACTTGGGATAATTTCATAAAGCTACCCCTTCAATCATTGTTAAGGTATAATTAACCTTACTTTCATCTGCCTCAATTTTATCATGAGCAAAATCTTGTATTAACACATCTTTATTATCATTTGTCCATGAACTTACAAAACTAGAACTAGATTGTTGTCCATTTTGAATTGTTTCTATTGCTTCAATAAAAGTTCTTAATTGGGCCACTGTTCCTGTTTTCTTTCCTGTAATTGTGATTGTTCTACTTGTTCCTAACAAATCCATCAATAATGCAGCATCACTATCTGAAAAAGGCATTGGTTGATTAAATAAATTAGAACTTTTAGTTGAGCTTTCCTGGGAGACATCTCCTAGATCTACTCCTCCAATACTTGCCATCTTTCCTCCATAATAGATTTAATTGATTGAATTTCTTTTGTATTCTTTTTTAATTCCATAAGGATCGATTTGTTTAATTGGGCATTTGCTACCATAAAACTTTGTATACTTTTTAATGTTTTTAATTCTTCATTCATTGTGATTGAATCCTCCCTGTCATTTGCCTTTGTAAAACTGCACTTACTTTGTTTGCTAGAATATTAAGATCATTATCATTTCTAATGGTTGGATTGTTTATGGTGATATTAACTGAACTCCCTCCGCCGAATAATTTTGAAGGATCCTTTACTCCTATAATTGTATCTTGTGGTGAGAAATTTACATCTGCTTGCCCTGGCCTTGATATAAAATCATTTCTACTCCTGGATGATCTACTGGATGAAAATCTAGGGATTAAACTTTGAACTGCGCTCTTTAATAATGACCATAGTCCTCTAATCTTTCCAGCTAAATATTCCCATGGGGATTTAATAAGGTTCCATACCCAATGCCCAACATTCTTTAAGAACAACCAAGATGGTTCTATTATTTGTTTCCATAACCAAATCCCTACGTTTGATAAAAAAGAAAATGCCGGATATACTATTTGTTCCCAGATCCATATTCCAAAATTTATCATTATATCAAATCCTGGTTTAATTATTTCTTCCCATAAAATAATTCCTGCACTTAATAATGGTTCAAATCCAGGGAATAATATATTCTTAAACAACCATTCTCCTAAATTTACTAAAATATCCCATCCTTTTTTCAAAGATTCGATAATGAATTTGATTGGTTTTATTGCAAAAATTACTAATTTTACTAAGAAATCTATAAGTTTATTGTATATTTTCTCAACCCAAGCAGTTACCTTAATCATTATTGGGGCCATAAATTTAACAAATGCTGCTAGTCCTTGCATTGCTGGTTTCAATATTGGGATCAAAGGCATAAATAATAACATTATAACAAGCTTCAATAAATTAAGAATCGGCATAAGCATTGGTATTGCTCCTGCAATTACTGCAACTCCAACTCCAATAAGACTTCCTGCCTTAACTAGTTCTTTTCCAAAACCTTCTTTTTTTCCTCCAGTCTTTCCTCCACTCATTCCAATTGAATCTAGGGATTTTGAGATTTGCTTTGCTATCTTATCTCCGATTCCTCCGGATGATCCTTCTACTTTTATGGGTACTTCTATTTTCATTTCTGCCATTTTACTTTTGTTTGTTTTGTTGCTTCTGATATTCGCTGTCCATATCTAGCAAATAAGCTAGAGTATCTGATGGAATATCATCAACTTGAGCTGGAGTAAAATTAAAAAACCTTGCGCAAAACCAATAAACAAATAACTCGTTTATCTCTGGGATCTCTAAATGATGACCTTTTAAAGTCTCACGCACTAATCTTTTTTTTTATCTGTTGGCTCTGCAAAGATGTTATATTCTTCAAATAAATAATCACTTACTTCTGCGGGTAGATTGTTGATCGCATCTTCTGTTGTTTCGAATGGTGCTTCAACGATCGCCACTGTTAAAATCTTTACTTGGGCTCCTGTGTGATCTACATTAATACTTTGTTGTCCTCCAACAATCTTCACAGTTGTACATTCTTTTGTGACCTTATTTCTTTCAGCTGTAGTTAATTTTCTTAAAACAACTTTTTCTTCTGCTCCATTAACTTTAATTGGTACAGTAATTGTTTGAGTAACTAAGTTTTTCTTTGCATCTATTTCAATATTAGGCACTTGCCTTGTATTTCCTTCCATTTTTTCCTCCTTGGATTTAATTGTATTCTCTCCGGGCGAACACGATGCCCTTTAATTTGTTCTCAAACATAGAACAAAAAATAAAAAATTTAAATATTGTCTGCTTCAGCTGGCGCAGTATGAACATCATTAGTATAGATTGCATTTGTACATGCTCTTGCCCAACCAGTTACATCTTCCTTAACGACTTCATTTACATTCTGTGGTAGAGTTTCTTCATTCAATTTGACTCCTGTCAAATTAATGTATAGAATATCTCCATCATCATTTGTGAATGTTAATTCTAAAGTTGCTATTTCTGTTCCTGATCCTGTTGTAGGTGCTGTTGCTGAGTTAGTTCCATTAAGAAAATATGTTAATAGATCTGTTTGATCGCTGAATGCTGCAGTCATTGAGAATGTATATTCTCTTTGCTTTGCTACATTATCTGTCAAAAATCTACTTCCAATTCCATATATTGCATCTAAAGTATTTGTGATTGTCAATTCAAAATTCTGAACTGCTGCAATACTTGTCCCGTCTGGCATTTCAATACTTCCATGTGCGAATGTGAAAACTGGTTCAATGTCTGGGTTATCAGATATTTTTGTTGTTCCTAGACTTTCATATCTATATGGTGCTTCAATACTAAACTTTAATGTTTCATTTACTGATGCTGATAATGTTAAAGTATTAATTCTACATCCAACTAACGTGCTTATTGAATCTGTTGTTCCTAATTCAAAACTTTGTTTTAATGAAAAACTTGGCAATCTATCTGCTTCAGTATAAGTATGAGTATAAGCTCCTGTTGTTCCGGCATCTGCATTTGTTCCTAAAACTCCCAATAACCAATAAGCATTTGATACTGCTCCATTGATGTTTGCTGTTCCTGAAAATTGTTTGTTAACTGTAGCTGTGGCATTTCTTGCTCCAACTCCATAAACTCTCTCTGCATTATTGTTTCTTGCAACGCTTACCTCGATTCCTTGTCCAAAAGGCACATAAGTTTCATCACTTTCTGTATGACTTGCCGCTGCTGCTGCCCAAGCATCCGGATCTTCATATGCATAAAGACATACCGATTCTGCTCCTGAAATATAATTATTTGCTATTTTATTTTACCTCCCGTGCTTTACTTGATTTTTTCTTCTTTCGAACATTAGTTGTCTTTTTTTGCTCCATAGGGCCCTTCTGGAGCATTTTATCCACTTCTTGCTGTGTAACCTTGCCTTTTGCTAAATCTGTCATCAATTTCTTTAATTCTCGTTTATTCATTCTACATTAAACATCCCAGTAAGATCTATATTTTTTTGCATGATCTCATCTTTTTTATCTGTACTATTAATTGTTGGGCCCATTAATACTGGTTTTATATATTTTAAATAATAAAAGCTTTTTGGTGCTGCAAGATATGCGGTTCTTATTGCATCAAGGTATCCATCCAAGTCATTTGATTTGTTTGCATAAACTACTACTGTGAATGTTACATTTGATATGAAAGTTGTTCCCCCAATTCCGAATGGTTCTGTTGTAACATTTAATAAATCTACGGCAATTCTTGGATAAGAATCTATTGTTAAATCATCTCTAGGAAAGTCCGGGAAGATTTTATCAGTTCCATGATCATGAGATACAGAATAAGCTCCTGTTTGATTAGATCCAAATGTTATGATTGTACTTGCAGGCCCATAGGCCACAGTATAATCTGTTCCAACATATTTTGACACTGCTCCAACAGTCACGCTTCGAATATTCTTAATTGCAGTTGTAGAAATTGTTATTACTTTTGTTCCTGAAAGAGTTCCAGTTGCAGACGCTGTGGTTACTCCTCTTTGAGTAATTGTTAAAATATCAGAATTTCTTAGAAAAACTATTTGCTCTTGCTTTATGTTTTGTATGTCTACCATTCTCTTGAATTGCGCCACTTGGCTTTTGTGTAAAGAATCCCCGATTGTTTCCTATTTCGCCTTGATCTAAAACTCCATAGCACTTACACATATTTTGGAAAGAAATATTGTATTTAAATATTGTTGTTCAACGAGTTAATTCTTCCATAATTATTTGTTGCATCTTATTATTAATTGTGTTCCGGATAAATGGATTGGGCCTTGTTCCTGGATGTTTTACTTCCTTTGCAAATACATCTCCAGCATCTCCTTTAAATTTTAATGACTTCTTATTTTTTGGTTTGATCAGATGTGGAGGAGTTCCAAATTCTACAAACATTGCATAATCTACAATTGTGATCACAATTCCTTTATTTGTTGATTCCACTTTAATTGAATTTCTTAAACGTCCAGTAGAAACAGGTGCTGCTAAAATTAATTCATTTTGTACCCTTCTTGCGATCGAAGGCAATGCTCTTTCTAGAGCTTCTTCAATTTCGTTCATTCTGAAGCATAATATAATCCAACAGTTTTATACACATCATTTCCATCGAAGGATCTAATGCTTACTGTTTCAACTCTGAAAACTTTTGATTGATGGGTTATCTTATCATATTTATTAATTGTTTGAGCTGGTTTAACATACATGAGAGCATCATAAACTTTTGTAATTCCTGGCTTATCTAAGGAATATTTTGTGTCAGGATTTCCGAAGACTACTGTAATTGTTTCATTGGTTCCATCAGTATAAGTTTTGTCTCCGTGGAAGTCTGTTGTTTTAGTTACAGGGGTTCTAGTTACTTCAACCCCAAAATCTACAATAGGCCCATTAATAAAATCATTTCCAACTCCTGTTAAATTTTCTGTATAATTAACAACAAGAGTCATATCATCCCATAGGCTATTTAAAAATGTTATTTCTGTTCCTGAAGAATTATGATCAACTGTATATTCTGTTATTACTGCCAAAGCCAATCCACTTGCATAAACTAAAAATCCATTTTGTTTTGTTATTCCAGTATTAGCTAATGTTAAAACTCTGTTTGCATCTCCTGAACTTCCATTACAATCACTTCCTGTCCCGTTAAATGTTCCAGTTGTCATATATTCCACACACAACTATCATTTATATATATTATTGCTGAAGAACCAGGGTCTCCAGAATTGCTACAATTAATATTTGCATCACAAGAAAATGTTCCTGCCTTTGAAAAGGAAATATTTCCTGTACCTATTTCACAAGGATCAGAGATAACACAATTATCTGACATATCTACTGCCCAATTTGTATCTACCGACGGACATGAACATGTATCTCCTGCACTTTCAGTATATTCCCAACTTAAAAAAGGATAACTTGAATCATCAACAATATTCCAAATATGAGAATGGTTTGCATAATCATCTGCTTTTTGTGT